GCCAAAAACGCTATACACATCTTCGTACGTTGTGTTGTAAGAACCTTTGAGTGCCATTATCCGACCTTCCAATTTGTTCCGTCAGAGTATACGGGCACAGCCACTGCCCCGCCAGTTGCGACGGTTGCCCCAAACGTAGGGCCTAAAGCATCGGTAACAAAAGACCTTGCGCCTTTACCAGAAGTAACTGCGCTTGGTAATGTAGCCACTGTGTAGTTAGTCAGTGGGGGAATAATCCCATCTGTACTCATCTGCTGAAGAATTTTGTCCAACTGATTAAAGTACAAACGCAGCACGTTGTTAAGTTGTTCGTGATAATTGGAGTCGTACACCCCCGGTGCAAGTGGCAGATTCGGCGCGGCAACGCGGGACAGTTCAAATGTTGAAGTAACAATCATGTGTTACCTCGTCTGCCATCAGCGCGAATGTCAATACGCGGCGCACCCAACTGCCACGTGGTTCCAAGACGATTGGACTCCATTTTAAAAATTAACTGCCGCCCACGAACGCGGATATACACTTGCCCTGTAAATTCTTCAATTGGTGCAGTGGCAATACGTTGGATTGTTGCGTTGCTACTTCCTGCGGCGGATTGTGGATCGTTAAACCCTGAACCCGAGTTACGCATGGGTAGCAGTGTCATAGTGCACTGAGGTGTTAAATCACCCGTTGAGTTGCGGAATGTTAAGTCAGGAATAACGCGCCACACAAAACCAAAATTGTGGCCGTCGTCAATATCAAATTCGGATGAGCCAATGGATGCGGCAATTGCAACGGGCGTACCGGTTTGATTGTCGTCGTTACCCGACTCGTGGTTAACTAAGTTATATGAGTACGTTGCCGCCAAGGGAAAGTCGCGTAAACCTGAATCTAACCATGCAGTGCGTCCCAGCGTCCCGTAGTACCAGATGTCTTCTGAGTAGTTGTACACTACATAACGGTCAACTGCTGTACTACTAGCGGAACAATAGAACCACCAGATTTCGTTAAAGCCTTCGCTTGTTCCTGCAAACACCTGCGCCGCTTGTGCGGTGTTAATGTCACTGAATATGTATTGACGCAAGTCACATCGAAGCGTTTGAACACGACCGTCGTATTTATAGAATTTGTCCACACCCATCCAAAACACTAGACCTGAAGCAGTTGCGGCGGCGTTCTGAGATTGGATAGAAATGTTATCGCCTAGCAGTTGCGACTGCCAAATAGCCGGAGCGCCAACATACTGCATTGAGTAGATAGCTGAATCAGACCACACTACGATCTCTTGACGGGTTTGTAAACAAGTAACCAGTTCAGAGCCATGAGAAAAACTAATACTTCCCGCTTGATTTGTAGGGGCCGACGTCCAATCCACTGCTGATTCTTGATCAGACCACCGAATTAACATGGGGTTTTGCGTGGCGGAGCCTTCTTCATTGCAACCAAACGCAAAAATAAATCGGTTAATGTCAGAGACAAAAATAAAGTTCTGTATTGTGGGGACGTTAGACGCGCCGCCTATAGATGTTAAAGCTACAGCACGAGCCGCAACACCGCTTGTTGCATCCCAATAATAAATAGGGCCACCGCGAGGGGCAAACACAAGGTCTTCACCAAAATTAGATTGGCTCCATAAACGAATAGAACTAAGAGATGTACCACCTGTGCCCCAAACACCTTCACCCCAAGTACCGCCACCCCAGCCAACAAGAGGGCCTGCTATTTCAGGGCCTACGTTAATTTGATAGGCCGCAACAACAGATGAGCCGCCGGTTGAGCCTGCAGCAATTACAGTTGACCCTGTAGAAATTGTGTATGTGTTAGCGCTGGTAACGGTAATCTGAAACTCAGCATTGAACGTGGCCGCGTACGTTCCTGTAACCCCACTAAATGTTACAAAATTTCCAGTAATACCTCCGTGCGCGGTATCGGTTACAGTGACAGTGGTTGTACCATTACCTGTAAATGGATCGGTGTTAATGGTAACTGTAGCGCGAAGAGGCGTAATGTCGTTGTATACGCCGCCGTTTTCAATGTAAAACTTTAAATTGGTGCCAACGCCTACAAGGTTTAAGAAACCAAGCGTTACCCAGTTCCACAAGGAACGGCATACGCCCTGAAATACAGACCCAGAAATACGCACCCACCCGCCAATTTTTTCAGGGCTACCAGAGCGAAAACGTACTTTTTCAGACTCATACCAGCCACCTGCTACGTTTGTAGCAGAGTTAGGGTTACCCATCGTTTCCGACGCATAGCGCGTATTTTCACGATTGACCCCGGGGCGGAATATGATTTTCTTAAGCGACATCGGCAGTCCTAGGATAAAAAGAGTGCTTTTTCAGCGTCCCTGCGCTTCTTTAGCCCTGCAAGAATTTTACCCCCTGCCATGCAGTACAGCAAGAGGGCATCGGCTGCACCTTCCCAATCACCTCGGTTTATTTTCATCCGAATAGAAGAACGCTGAAAAGCCCCCACTCCGGCGTTGAAGGCAAAGCTGACACACGCATCGAAAGCCCCTTGACGACCAGATAAAGCGGGAGCAAGTCTAAGAACACCGCGTTCAGTAGGGCCGACATCATCTTGGAATAGTTTCTCGATCTCTTCTTTAGTCCAGACACGGTTGTCCTCCGGCTTCAGTGGCATTTCTTTGCGAATCATGGGCGTTTCTTTGCCCTCTACCCTAACTACAGGCAGACGGATTTGCTCTTGGTACAGCACATGGCCATAACCAATTGTCCAAATATGGGCTGGGCAGAGGTACGGCTTAGTGCGATACCCCTCCCACTGGTGCATTAAATCAGCGCCAGCTTTGCCCAGTTTCATTTCTTGCTCCAGCTACGTGAGCCAAACCAGAAACCAATGATGCCTCCAAGCATGGCCATCTCGTCAGTGCTAAACAGAATATCGGTCAAACGCACCAAGTCATCCATGCTTGTAATCAGGCTGGGTCGAGTGTAGATGTAGTAAGCCATCCAAGCGTTAATAGCACAGAGTTCCAGCACAAAGATGTAAGTCACCATCGGGCGCACAGTGCCGACAAAGTTCACAACCCAGCGGCTGGCGTTGTCCATAACCTTCTTGTCGTGGTCATAGGCGGCTACCGTCATCTGTGCGTCTGTCTCCATGGCAATTTGATCAGTGCGTATCTCTTCTATCTGGGCTTGGGCAGCATAACCTTGAGCCAGCATCTGAAGCTGTAGCTCCATCTGGACACGGGCTAAAGCTAGTTCATGCCGCTGGTCAGCCTTGTTCTGAAAGAAGTCCAGCAGTTTGGGTAAACCCGAAATAAGCAGGCCGCCTAGCGTTGAGAATAGAGATAGCATTGTTAGTCCTTACAAGATTTAGATTTGTCGTCATTCTGCATGAGTTTGATACCAGACAGAAACCCAATCATGCCGCCGATAAGTGTAGAAAACGCGGGTGAAATCATCTTGAAGATTTCTGCGTTATCCACTTCCTTTGCCCACAAACCAAGCATAAAGCTGACCACCATAGCCAATACGGAGATGCACAGGGTTGTGCTTACCATGAGCGTGACGTACAGCGTCAGCTTGTCCCTTGTGTCCGGCGATGGCTTCTTGGGTTTGGGTATCGGCTTTCTGGTCATTTCTTCTCCCGTTCAAGTGCGTCCTTGTAGCCATGAACAACTTTATTACGTAGCCATGTGGAGTCTGCCGCGCCCGCCCACTCTGCTAGATTGTTCCAGATCACCATGTATTCTGTTGACTTGCAATGACCTGCGTTCTTGTCCAGCCACGCCATCATTTCTCGGTGTCGTATGGTTGGATCGTGAACGGTGTAGGCTATTCCATAGAACTCGCGCACATGGCATCCACTCTTGGCTACGGCTCCAACTAGCCCCAACAGTAGTAACAGTATGAGCCAACGCATTTATCACACCACACTCCATGCGATTATGTACGTGCCAAAGATGACGAAGGCCACAAGACAGGCTGCGGCAATAAGTGCTTCAGCCCAGTCCCACATCACACGGCAACTCTTCGGATGGCTCGGACATTGTAAGGATTGGCCTTATTGTTATAGTTCTGAGTGCCGACATAGAAGTTTTGTCTCCATGCGAGTATTCCGGCATATGGAGTGGCCTGCGTACTAGACCAATAACTGCCCGTTACAAAATCTTCTGCGCCAGTGGTTCTAAAATCAGTAGCAGAAGTTTGTGCTGGATCGCCAGCAGTGTAATTACTGGCTCTAGCAGGCACTGCATTTGCGTTTATGCCCCAAGACGTGGTGTTGCTAGTTGTACCGGGTTTTAAATTGTAATAACACACCTCCAACTCATTTTTGGCAGGCATATACCAATCACCAAATCCACCGGCAGTAACAGCTTTACAGAACTGAGCCGCTGGATGACTAGCGTTGTTCATGGCTGTACTATTTGCAGGGCCGTCAATAACTGAACTTGTGCCAGCGGTTGATGTAGCACTTGTTTTCCATTGCAATGTAGTGCCACTTTGTGCAGAAGCTACAGGGCCAACAACTAAGTTGTAGTCAGCTATGCTGTTACCGGCAGTGGAAATTTGCCCTGCATAAAAACCACCACCAAACGCCGCACCAATAGCTGGAAGAGCAGGTGTTACAGAATTACTTGCGGCACTGGCTGGACTTGTACCACCGGGAGTGGATGCGGTAACGGTAAATGTGTACGCCGTTCCGTTAGTCAAACCGCTGACTGTAATAGGAGATGCACCTGTACCAGTTAAACCGCCGGGGCTTGAAGTTGCCGTGTATGTAACTGTACCCGCACCAAGGTCAGAGGGCGCAGTGTACGCCACTGTTGCAGAGCCACTTGAACCCGTAGCCGTACCAATCGTAGGAGCGCCGGGGGTTCTAGGCCAGATGCCTTGCTTTACATAGTTTGATGCTTGGTCAAGCGTCCAGATACCTTTAGCCGCCGCAGTTGTTGGGGCCGTTGGGTTCTGGGTAATGATGCCACCGGGGAACTGTTTGATACTCATGTCAACTCCAATTTATCCTACGCCCATTTGCTTGCGAATCTTGGTTGCTGAGATAGCGTGTGTGGCATCGTCAAAAGACTCTTGCTCAATCTTGTAGCCCACATCCCGACCATAGGTGATGTTGACCACATTAGGCACAAGCTGTATCTCATACTGACCTTGATACAAAGGGTCTAGGTCACGCTTGATAAAGTCTTTGACCTGATTAGCCGCAAAGGGGTTTGAACCGTTCCAGCCCTGACAGTCTCTGATCTGGATAACGACTTGACCAGTCTTAGCCAAGGCTCTCTCAAACAGCTTACGGTGGCCTTCATGCCAAGGTTGCCATCTACCAAGCATCTGGACAGTCTCTTTCTGCCAGTCAAACACAGGGCGCTGGCGGTTGTCCAAGATGTGTGCGGCAATGAACTCCCCCCACTTCTCAGCCTTCTGCTCAGTGATCCTAAAGTCGTACTGTTCTGGCGCAACAAACACCTTGTTGGTGTCCTCAAAGCGGCCTTGGTTGATGGTGTCAACCCATACAGTCCAGTCAGCCTTGAAGTTGTTACGCATCTCAACCAGAGGGGCTACAAAGTCGCAGATCACATAATCCACATCGTAGCTGTCAGCCAACTCACGCATACGCAAGCTCTGGCGAATACGTCCTTCGTGGGAGAAGTCCCAGTCGTTGTATTTCTTACGCACATCATCGGCGTTAAGCCACATGACGGTTTTACGGTCGGCTTGCAGGTGGTCAAGAATGTGTTGTGCGAGGTAAGTCTTACCAGCGCCGGGCAAGCCCATGATTAAAATTCTTTTCATCCCTTGACCTTGTAAAGTTGTTTCATTGAAAACTCTGGTGCTGGTGTGCGCCAGAACTCTTTACCGCTGTACTTTTCCCACACTGACTTTGGCAGTATGGATGGGCGTTCTTGCCACGTAACTTCTTTCCTGACCGTGTGCAGGCTCTTCATGTTCAACGCTTTGTCAAACACTTCATTGTCGTACTCAACATTCTTAAAGTCGTGATCGTAATACGGCTTGTTGATGAAGCTGTACAGTTCCCGCATGACGCTCTCAGGCTGTTTGCACAAAGACTCGTACTCAACCAACATAATCATGTCTGGGTTTAACAGCATGCCTTCTTCCAAGAAGTAATACGGCTTGACCACTTGGCCCTCTTTTTTTACATCCATCAGCGCATCGCATCTTGTGGTAACTGTCTGCCGCGCTTCGTCATCTGTCAGGGTTGCGCCATACAGGGAATTCTTAGCCGCAATACGCTCAAAGCTGTCCAGTATCCAAGGCAAGTCACGCACACAGCAGATGATCTTGGTTTGTGGGTAGAGGTCTTTGAGGAGCGATGTCTTGGCAGTCCAACCTCTGCTGGTGTCAAACACGGTGCTTGGCGTGACGGCTTTGTAGTAAGCACTGATTACATCTTTGAGTATCTGCCTACGTCTGTCTTCATCTATCAGGTGGTTGCTCTCACTGCCCGTGATGACATTGATGGTGGATGCCACCAAGCCTTGTACGGGGGATGAGATGTCTGCGTAGAACTCAGGGTTCTGGCGCAGAATAGCCGAGAGCAGGGTTGAGCCTGACCTTGGTAAACCAGAAATGAAGAAGAACTCTTTCATCCTTGAGCCTGTGGAATCCAGTTGACCGTGGCTTCATCCCATTGATAGCGCACATTACCGCCATTCATAACGGCATCAGCAGGTCTTGCTACAGGTGCGGCCCAAGTCATTGTGTCCAAGTAGCCAACCCATGATGGATAAGGTCTACGGGCTTCATGCTCGGCAACTTTAGCGGCGTTGAACTCTGCTTCGGTTAGAACCTGCAACACACCCGCAATGGTCGTGTCGGCATCGTCATCGCAAGTGCCGTAGTATCTTGGAGCACGAAGGTATGTGCCATCAGGCGCTGTGGATACAGGCCAAGTTGATTGGTCGTGCCATATGTGGGTGTAACCCTTAACAGCAGGCATTGATGGGCCTGTACGCTGTGGCTCAACTGTGCAAGGTATTTTGGTTACTGCGTCTACTTCGGTGATGCAAATGTACATTGTGATGCTCCTTTGAAATTAAACTGCGACTCTGCGAACGGCACGGACACGGTAAGAAGAAGGTTTAGCGTAGCCGCCGTAGGTTTGAAGGCCGGTACTGAAGTTCTGCGGCCATGCGTCCGTAGTAGAAGCCTCAGTACTAGACCAATAATAGACCGCCGCAAAATCTTCTGCGCCTGTGCTTTGAAAATCAGCGGAAGACGTTTGCGCTGGATTACCCGCCGTGTAATTACTGCCACGGCTAGGGACAGCGTTTGTGTTAGTGCCTGCGTTTGTGTTGTTGCTCGTTGTAGTAGGTTTTAAATTGTAGTAGCAAACTTCTAACTCATTTTTAGCTGGCATATACCAATCGCTAAACCCACCAATAACCAGATCATTACAAAAGTGAGCACATGGATAAACTGTTGAATTCCCATTAGCGACCATATCGGCGGTATTCTGTGGCCCGTCTATAACACTATCAGCACCCGGAGTGGCTGTATTTGCATTTTTCCATTGCAACGTACCACTTTGTGCAGACGCAACAGGGCCAACAACTAAATTGTGGGTAGCAACACCACCTACACCAATTTGACCAGCAAAATAACCACCGCCATACACCTGACCAATTACAAGT